CAAGGCCCAAGCTACAAACAGCAAGCGACAAGCTGCAAGCTTCAGGCTGCAAGCTTGACAAGAAAGTATTATCATGATATCCAGGAGTATAAAGGAGAAAGTAAAAATGAAAACAAATGAAGCATTAAAAATTATAGGAGGCAGCCTGAGCAAACCATCTAAGATGCCTGGCTGGTCGATAGGTTTACCTGCGAAGGAATGCAAGACAGGCGGCAAGCTCCAGGCTGTGAAGGGCTCAGTATGTTATGACTGTTATGCACTGAAGGGCTGCTACGTGTTTAAGGTTGTTCAGGATGCGCAATACAGGCGGCTGGCAGCGTTGAAGGATCCGAACTGGGTCACAGCTATGGCTCACCTGATCAACAGTAAGAAGCCCGATGTATTTAGATGGCACGATTCAGGCGATGTCCAAGATCTAGATCACTTACAAAAAATTTATGAGGTATGCCAGCTCACACCTTCAAAGAAGCATTGGATGCCAACTCGTGAAGCATGGATAAAGGACCATCTTCAGGATAAACCAAACAATTTAGTCATACGATTTAGCGCGCCCATGGTGAACCAGCGGGCGCCTGCTTCGTGGCCCAACTCTTCGGAAGTTGTTGACTCAGGGGCCAGCTGTCCAGCTGCAAAACAAAACAATGAATGCAAGGATTGCAGGCAATGCTGGGACGCTACAATTAAAACGGTTAGTTATGGAAAGCATTAAAAAATTTGTTGCGGCTGGTCCGTTGGAAAATGATATACGGAAACCAAGATGTAGCCACGGGGTCGCAAAGCCCCTAGGAACCAGACTTTGGACGCGACAAATATTGGATCAGGTCATTAGCTTAAGAGCTCACGACGGTGGGCGCGAGCGTGCACCTGGTCCAGGCCTTAACCAGCAAGCATCAAGCAACAAGCTTACAAAGTCTCAAGCTTCAAGCAGCAAGCATCAAGCCCCAAGCACAAAGGCTCAAGCTTAAAGCCGCAAGCAACAAGCTCCTGGATCATGGACCCTGGAAAAAGTTTCACGGTACTCGGACCGAGGGCCTCTACTAAGATAAATGTATTCTGTGGATGTTTAAAATGGAACGCAATTTGATGTGGACTGAAACGCACCTTGTTACTCTTCGTGACTTTTAATTCTACTGTAAAAAAGTGCCCAGAAGTATTATAGCCCAATAGATCAGGAGTACCGGATAGACTAAGGTTTTCAAGTCTATTCCAGATAATTTTGGGAGTTTTTGACTTAAGTTTTTGATATAATTTACGCTCTGGTGCCATGCGTTTTTTGGGGTAACATTGTCATTCATTAATAGTCCTTCTGAAGTTTATCTGGCAAGATAAGACTCGAAGGTTTTTCAGTTTTTAAAACTAATCTGTGTGCACTATGACCTGGCTGACCAATGATAGGAGTAGCATTCTCATGTACTTCCATTCTTCGGATTGCATGCAAATTTCCTTTTATCTCTACATAGATAACTGCGTTTTTTACTGCGTCAGAGCCTTTAGTAAAGTTACTCAAGAATAGTTGCAAGTCTTGTACTCTCATGAATCTTTTCGTATTAACTTGTCTGTTAATTCATCTATCACTTTTTTATAACCTTGCAATAGATTTTTATTTTTTTCATTCTCAGATGAAATTTGTTTTAATTTCCAAAGTTGTTCTTTTTGAAGTTTCAATAAGAACTTATATCCCTCAATGGAATCTTTTAATTTTTCAATTTGTTTTGTAAGATCTAAATCTCCTCTGTCATCTTTCATCTATTGACTTTATAGGATAGTTACCTTAAATTGTCAACTATGGGTGTACCAAAAAGACTTACAGAAATGCAACAAAGATTTGCTGAATTTTTAGTATTCGGTGGACCTGATGGACCAATGACTCAAACAGAGGCAGCGATCGCTGCTGGGTATAGTCCTAATCGTGCAAGACAAGAAGGATCAGAGTTATGTAATCCTAGACTATCACCACTTGTTGTTAAACACATTGGTGAACTAAAAGAAGAAAGACTTCGAAAACATGAAGTCACTTACGAAGGACACGTAGCAGAACTTGCTAGACTTAGAGAGGCCGCTTTAAAAAAAGGATCATTCTCTTCTGCAGTGAATGCGGAAGCAAACAGAGGAAAAGCAGCAGGACTATACATAGATAGGAAAATAATAAAAACAGGAAAATTAGAGGACATGTCAGAACAAGAGCTAGAAGCAAAAATGAAACAACTTTTAAACGACTACGGACAGATAATTGATGTGACTCCATCTAAATCTTCTGAATCTTCTTTACCCACTGACGAGGAATCATCGTCCGATCTCCAAAAGTAATACCATCTTCATCTTGATCGTAAGATGCAAATAATTTTATAGACTTATCATCTTTAGAATATAACCAACCTTCATTAACAGGTCTTGCTAATTTCATCTTGTCAAACTCTTTGTCAGTAGCCCAGCCCGAGTCGCTTACACAATCAATCCACTCCACTCGAACTCTCGGATAAGGTATATCGGGAGCACTTTCAGCAGCAATTCTTTTTCTTCTTTTCCTAGGCATAGTTCCTTTCTACAACTGCGACCCCTATATGACAATAAAATATTTTAACACGCGCTTGCAAAAAAATATTTTGAAAGTGTCGCAAAAGGTAACAATTGACCTATTAGTGTTGATTTTACTGGCAAAAAGTAGCGACCCCTGGGGTGTCGGGAGGGTTCGGAAGGGTTCGGAAAACGCCTTTTGCCTTCGCACTTTTGTGGCCAAATTGTGGCCAAACAGGCAAAAAACCACATTTCTGCCACAATTGACCATTTTTTTGCGACCCCAAACCCCATTTTGCGAACCCTGCCGAACCCTTGCGACCCCTCAGGGTTCGCAGTTTTATAAGACTGTTTTCTCTGTTTGTTCACCATAATATTTTGTCATGACAGCTAATTTATCTTCAGCATCTGCTATACGCTCCAACTGCTTATCAACTTCTCCTGTAATATCTACATGTTCCGGGATCACTAAATTGTGTTCACAAATAGCATCTATCTTGTATCTAGCATCTTCAATTTCTGCTTCATACTTCTTTAGAATTGTTCTAAACAACCTATTATTCATTTCCACCTCCTTGTCATAATTTTGCCATGTTCATCTTCGTACATAATCCATGACTTATAACCATCAAAATAATAGCCGTGTATTTTTCTTTTCACTTTCATTTAAAGTCCTCCTCTTTCATTTGTATGTTTGCTTTTTCTTTCTCATCATGCATTAGGTCATAATACATGTCTATTCTTTTTAAAGCTTTGTGTTTCCAGTCCCTAAGTTCCGAACCACTTATTTTAAATTCTTGGTAATATAGGTCAGGCGTGCATACCATGATAACTCCCTGCCCAATTTGAGATTTGTAGACGTAGTCGTGTGCCATGGCGTACATTGCGATTTGCAAATAATAATCTTCGATCCATTCTTTCTTCTTCGGACGATTAGCTTGTTTGAAGTCAACAACAGTTTCAATATCGTTATGTAAACAGACAAGGTCTGTTTGACCTGCGTATAGCCCCGGATAATGTAAAGTAACTTCTGAGCCGTAATACTCTGATACTGGCGCGAGACCAATCTCCATAATTTTTTCGGCCATGGGCTTCGCCTGGCATCCGAGTTCTGTAAGATCATCGTAACCAACGCCCGTGACATAAGACTCGAGGAATTTGTGCATACTGGTGCCCCGTGCACTAGATACATTCTTGATTCTGTCCGCTTCAGCTTCGCCAACTTTAGCCTTCCATTCTTTTAAAAATTGTTGATTTTTGGTGGCTCCTAATATCGTAGTCACACTAGGAAGTCTATAATTATTTACTTCATAAACCCTGGTCCCTGTTCCGGGGTCCGTGATCTGTTTACCATTGATATAGTTGTATTTTTCACTCTTCTTGATTGCCTTACCAATGTTGTGATATTCCTCTATATCTTTATCATTCATCATTATAATTTTCTTTTTAACTCTTCTAAGTAAGCACTGTTCTCTTGGTTTCTAATTAAGTCTTCCATTTGCTTGCTTTGTCTAGATCTTAATATTCGAGCATGTTTAATCCATGCCCAAGAATTTATTCGACCTGACCACTTCATAATAAAATGAAGTCCTTCGTATATATATTTATCTAGCATTTCTAAACTCCTCTAAATTTATTACATTTCCATTCATTATTTTTTTATCAGCGTAATACTCTAAGATCTGATTTATTTTATCTAGTTTAACATGAGCAAATGGCCAGATCAATAGACATACATAATACGCATCTCTAAATGTAGCTCGCCATTTCCATTGTGGTAGATATCTACTACCATCTTTACGTCTACCTTTTACCGTCTTAGGTCTAAGTGTTCCAACCCCTAACGTTTCATGTACCCATATCAATACAGATTCATCAGTCATTGTTATCTCCATGTTGATACGCATAGAATTTGAATATCGATAACCTGGTTTGCCGTTGTGTCTTTTTTTCTTTTCAATTCCACGTTTAAAATGAACACTGCCTTCACCATCGAAAAGACCTGCAATGTATGCCGCATCAGTTTCTGGAATCATGTGTCAGTATCCATCTCACCATTGAAGTTGAAGGATCAAAGCCATCAAACTTTGTGCTAGTGCACGCTGTCAGAAGTACCATCATCAATCCAACCCATATCAGTTGTCTCATAGAACTCTCCCTCCGAGTCACAGTCCCAACATTGATGTACAGTCTCTCCCATCTCTGTTGCAACTTTTAAATAACCATTACCTTTACAAGTCGGGCAAACAGTTACTGTTACTTTAGCTTTTTTTAATTTTGCCATTTAATTTCTTCGCTTTCTCATTTGCTATTGATTCAATCGTCTTTGCTATAGATAATTTAGCATCGGGCAATAATACCTTTGATAACTTATCTAAAGTAGCGTATGTTTCTTTT